TTTCGCATCCCCAAGTATCCTTACCCGGTGTATGTATGCAAACCTATTCAAAAACCTTTAAAGGCCTTACGGGCACAGATGACCACATTTGGTGGAGTTCCTCCGGTATCTCGTCGACCTCACGGTCAACGCTCTACGGACCGAACATTACCGATAATGGCTATTATGACCCTGACTGGCGCATAAAGGTTCAGACAGGTAAAAACGCAACGACAAATCGCACAGCGCAGCGCTACAAGGCGCTAACTATGCTTTCTGCTCGTCACGAATGCATGCATCAACAGACTCCTACCTTAAAATGGACCCAGGTCTCGACCTTACAAAATGGTCTCCTGGCCTCTATTATGGGATCGGCGTCAACCACCGCCCTTGACAACAAGGCATTAGCAATTTTCTGTAGCAAACTACCATCGAGTTTCAAAGGCTTGACCTTCTTGGGCGAGATGCGCAAGAGCGTATCTATGCTTAAGGGGGCAGTCAAAGGACTCTTTGGAAAGTGCACTGCGTTCCGTCAGGAGTGGAAGGGCAAGAGAGTAACATACTATCGAGCCCAAAACCGCTTCCATAAGGACATTGCTGAAGCCTGGTTGGCGTTCTCGTTTGGTGTAAAGCCGCTGCTTAAAGATATACAGCAGATTGCCGAAACCTATAATGCCATCCCTAAAGACAACGTTACAATAGCCCGCGGGTCCTCCACTGACGATGAACTCGGCAGTTATAAGAGAGACCTCGGGGGCTTGAATTTCGTTGGCTCAAGGGTGACATCGTACGCGAGAATTAGAAGAAGAGTCTCCTATAAAGGTGCAGTAATTGATCGTATATCGGGACAGTCTGCTTCGGCGGATTGGGGTCTTTGGCAGGAAGAATTCGTTCCTACTGCTTGGGAGCTCTTACCGTATAGCTTCTTGATTGATTACTTCGCCAATATTGGGGAGTTCCTCGACGCCCGGGTAACCGTTGCTCGGCACGGCGTCAGCTGGCTGTCAAAGAGTGTGGTAAAGAGGTCGTTCACACAGAACATCCTCTCGCCTTACAATTTGTCGCCAGTCTATGCCACGCTAAGCTCGCGTCTTGGAACATCACTCATTCAAGGTGATTACATCAACCGCGTTGCACTGTCTACGATACCTCTTCCGGCGCTATGTTTACAGGCCCAGTTGTCCACATCTCGTGGCATAAATATTCTGGCCCTTGTAGCTATGCGTACCGAGGATACAAAGTACGTGCCACGCTCTAAACCTAAACGTTCGTGAGGTCTAGATGGCATGAACCCATCGTCTCCTGTCACTGGTGCGACAGTATCAGGGCTAACTTCCCCGACCTATACGTTGACCGCGGATACCTATCCTGACGTCAACGGAAAACAGTGGGCTATCACTAGCTTGGGTGGGACACAAACTGGCGTAACCACGCACAGCGTGTCTTCTCCCTTTACCATCGCTGTTACTCGGCCGAAAGCCTTGAAACAGTTAGGGGCTATGAATGCGCAGGGACAGATCAATAACATCGGCAAGAATAATTATGGCCTGATTTTGCGTAAGGGGGCAACCCCTGCCGCGAATCAGCCAGACCAAACGATTCTTGGTAGATGCGAATTTGGCGTTCCTGCGGGTACTGATGCGTACGATCCGGCTGAAATCAAGGCGGCCGTCAGCTTCATGGGTGGATTCCTATCCGCCAATGCTGATGGCATTGCTACGATGCTCTTAACCGGCGTACTCTAAGTACCTATTCACCACTATAGGAAGGAAGCAATGATAAGTAGTCGAGCTCTTTTATCCTATCTAGAGGCTGACTTGCAATCGGTCTCTTGTGAACCTGACCTCGGCCAAACGCCAGAAATCCTTCAGTCCTTAAAGGATCGGATGATGGCGTCGCTGACAAAGAAGTTACTGCAAAACCGGACGCCTGAGTGTGCCAAAACAGCTATTGAAAGCTTTAAGGCGTGCAACGACGTGTGTGAAACAGTCGCTATCGACACTAAGGATCCAGTGTTTTCCCACCACAGAGGTATTATCCAACGGTCTCTTCCAGAGATTAGTTGGTCAGATATTTTTGAACTGGGCGAAACTGGTCCGGGTGCAAGCGTTTTCTCGCAAGGTCGTAATAGCGCCTACGAGAAACTTTTTTGCAATCAGATCACAACTACTAGCCTCGGACTGTACATAGAGTATGTGCAGTACCTGAAAAAGTATCCCACCCTCTTCAAAGCGGAACAACTCCGTACCGGATTATGGGTAGGTGCCGATCCCGTTGCTATAGTAGAAGGCAGTTCTCTCTCTACAGTACCGAAGAACGATGTGACCGACAGAGTGATCTGCACGGAACCTTCGTTAAACTTGTATGCCCAGAAGGGTGTTGGCGCTTTACTAAACAGAGTGCTGGCATCTCGATGGGGGTATTCCAAGTCGAAGCAGCCTGGTAGAAATGCCAAGTTGTCTAGAGTTGGCTCAAGGTCAGGAACCTTTGCCACGATTGATTTGAAGAATGCCTCTGATCTGATCTCCTTAAGATTGGTGAAAGAGCTTTTTCCATCCGATTGGGTTGCAGCTCTTGAAGACTGCAGGAGCCCCATGACGAAGATCGATGGCAAGTACGTCACGCTACATATGATTTCATCGATGGGGAATGGCTTTACATTCAACCTGATGACATTCATACTAACCACCGCTATCGAGGCTATCCTCGAACAGCGGCAATGGGCTTCTTTCCTGTACGACGACATGTCGTGCAGGACTGCGCCCTTCGGTGTGTTTGGTGACGATATTGTCGTGCCCACCGATATCTATGAACCCCTCTGTGCTTACCTAGCAAAGATCGGTCTCGTAGTCAACCTCGATAAGTCCTTTAACCAAGGATCTTTCCGAGAATCTTGTGGCGCCGACTGGTTCGACGGATATAATGTCAGAGGGGTCTACATCAAAGGCCTAAAGAGCGATCAGCAAAAACTGACCGCAATTAACCGCCTGCATGCATGGTCTGCTCAACACCACATCCGTTTACCGTCGCTTATCAAGGCGATCTATGCTGATCTAGAGAAAACGCCGCCGTTCGTTCCTTTTGACGAAGCTGACGACGCAGGTCTGAAGGTGCCCGCTATCCTTATGGCATCATGTAGGTACGTTGCGTACAAAGCAAAAAGCAAGAAATTCCGTATTGCTTTTCATAAAGAGGACAGAGTGGTGCTAAGACGTTCCCATGAAAATATTATTGGGTACGTGGTAGCTGCCGCTTCAGGATGGTTGCGGGGAGGTCGCGTTGACCGGAAGAATGAAAATCCGGTTTATATCCGGGAGAAGTT